GAAAGTCAGCGAGAACGGCACCACGGTCGCCTGGGAGCTGGCCAGCCCCGGCGATGTCGGCGGCGAGACCATCGGTCGGCAGATGACCCAGCTGTGCCATTGGGCGATGACCGCCGGCTATCGCGGCCCGGATTGCGGCTACACCGGTCCGGCCTACGACCTGGAAGGCGAGCCCACCGACGATCCGGCCCGGGACCAGTGCAACGGCTGCCTGGATTCCGGCTGCGTGGTGCGTTTCGGGCCAGGCAATCCCTTGTCGTTCGGCGGGTTTCCTGCCGTTTCGCTGATCGCCAGGAGTTGACCATGCGCAAACACATACTGGCTGCCGTGCAGGCGCATGCTGCCGAGAGCTACCCCCGCGAAGCCTGCGGGCTGTTGCTGGCGATCGGTCGCCGTCAGGTCTACGTGCCCTGCGAAAACACCGCCAGCGAACCGGCCGAGGAGTTTCGCATCACGCCCGAAGCCTATGCCGACGCCGAAGCGCAGGGCGAGGTGATCGGCATCGTCCATTCGCACCCCGATGCCACCAGCCGACCGTCGCCCCGCGACCTGGCCATGTGCGAAGCCACCGGGGTGCCCTGGCACATCCTGTCCTGGCCGGAGAACGACCTGCGCACACTGGTTCCTACCGGGCACACGCCGCTGCTCGGGCGACCCTTCGTGCATGGCGCCTGGGATTGCTGGCAGGTGTGCGCCGACTGGTATGCACGCGAGTGGGACCTGACGTTCCCTGCCTATGGCCGTGAGGACGGCTGGTGGGAGCGCGCCGAGGGGCCCAGCCTGTACGAAGAAGCCTATGCCGCGGCAGGCTTCGAAACGGTCAGCCAGCTCCAGCGTGGCGACCTGGTGGTGATGGCCGTGGGGCGCACCGCGCACCCCAACCATGCCGGCATCTACCTGGGCGCTGCCCCGCAACTGCCGGGCGAGCCCACCGACGTGCATGGGCCAGGGCCTTTCCTGCTGCACCACCTGTATGGCCGGCCCTCGGAGATCATCGTGTTCGGTGGGCCCTGGCGGGACCGTACCCGGTTGATCCTGCGTCACCGCGATGCGCCCAAGGCCATACGACCACTCGACCTCGCCACCCCCTGAACCGAGGAGGTTCGCATGAAACGAAATATGGAGCTGATCCGCGCGCTGCTCACCACAGTCGAAGCGCTGCCCGACCTGGACGCCACGCTGCGCCCGGATCAGCTGGAAGGCTACGCGCCTGAGGCAGTGACGTACCACATGCTCCTGCTGCAACAAGCCGGTTACCTCGAGGTGACGGTGACCGAGTACGTCGGGGAAGGCCTGAACTGCATCGCTCGTCGATTGACCTGGGACGGGCAGGCGTACCTGGCCACGTTGCGTGAGCCTGATGAGCAGGCTTAGCGCGAAGGCGCACGTCCTCGACCAGACGGTGATTCGCGTGGCCACCGTGCGGGCGTTTCTCACTCAATCGGAGGCTTGCCATGTCAACCCTGCTTGCCGGTGACCCGATGACGGTCATCAAACTGTCCGGACCATTGGCGCGACGTTTTGGGCGGATTCATCGTCGGTGCCTGAACGTCAGAAGCTTCAAGGACGCCTGCCGGGCACTGGGCGCGACGCTGCCCGGTTTCGACGAGGAAATCCGCCGCCTAGACCGCCTCGGCATGCGCTTCGCGATCTTCCGCAATGGCCGCAACATCGGCCAGGACGAATTCGAGCGAGGCGGCGCCCGCGAGGTCCGCATCGTCCCGATCGCCGAAGGCAGCAAGCGCAGCGGTTCCTTCCAGACCGTCCTTGGCGCCGTGCTGATCGCGGTTGGCTTTGTCTTGAGCTTTACCCCGCTGGCCGCCGCTTCGCCCTTTTTCTACAAGGTCGGCGCCAGCTTCATGATCAGCGGCGCCTTGCAGATGTTGAGCCCGCAAGCCAAGGGATTGATGCAGAGCGGCGCGCCAGAAAACCTGCCGTCCTATGCCTTCGGTGGCGCCAGGAACACCACGGCCAGTGGTAACCCCGTGCCCCTGTGCATCGGCCGCCGCCGATGGGGCGGGGCGGTTATCTCGGCGTCCATCGAGGCACAGGACACCCATTGACCAACCTGCAGGCGAACCGCCCTGGCGAAGCTGGAGCCTGCTCAGGAGGAGCGATGAGCGCAATCGTTTATACACCGATGACCGACATCCGGTTGTCCGGGTCATTGGCCCGTAGGTTCGGCCGGGTTCACCGCCGTCAGCTCGACAGTGGCGACACCTGGGAAGTCTTCAAGGCCTTGAGGGCCACGCTAAGCGGCTTCGAAGACGAAATCAGGCGACTGGATCGCCTGGGCATGCGTTTCGCCATCTTCCGTAACCGCAAGAACGTGACACCCGAGGTCTTCGATCGGGGTGGCACACGCGAGCTGCGCATCGTGCCCGTGGTAGGGGGCAGCAAGCGTGCAGGGGGCATGCAGATCGTCGTGGGTCTGGTGATCCTGGCGGCGGTTGCCTTTCTGGGGCCCGCAGGAGGCATAGCGGGGGCACTTTCGGCGGGCGGTGCTTGGGGAACCGCTGCAACGATCGGCATCAGCATGGCCGTGGGTGGCGCGCTGCAATTGATCAGCCCGCAGCCGCAAGGTCTATCCACGAGCGCTGCGCCGGAAAACAGGCCGTCCTACGCTTTCGGCAGTGCCAGGAACACCACGGCCAGCGGCAACCCGGTAGCGCTGTGCATTGGCCAGCGTCGCTGGGGTGGCGCGGTCATCTCGGCGTCGATCGAGGCGCAGGACAAGGCCTAGCGGTGCAGGCAGGGCCGCTCATCCATGATCACGCCCCTGTAAGGCCGGCTGCCAAAAACCTGTGGGAGCGGGCTTGCCCGCGATGCAGGCAGTGACGGGAACGGACGCTATCGCGGGCAAGCCCGCTCCCACAAGCTGCTTGCGCAGCCATGCCTACACCGACGGCTGCAGAGGTCTGGGTGGGAGCTGGCTTGCCAGCGATAGGGCCCTGTCGTGCACCGCCTGCGTTGCGGGGAAGGCCACATATCAGCCCATGCGGTCGGGCATGTACCCAGTAGAAAAAGACAGTTGCTCTCACATGGAAGTGCATCGGTCTGTCAGATCCGTCATGCAGCCCAAACCATGCGATCCCTACCAGGGCGCCGGATCGGCCGTGATTCGGCCCGCAGGGCGTGTGAAGCCAGGCATCCCTCTTCGAACGACCTCCCCATGCAGATCACTGCGCCGTGTGGCTCCAGGCCGCCGCCTGCTGCACGCGCACGCCTGCACCACCTCATTCCACATTGGCACTCACTCTTCCAGAGGCCCGCAATGACCATGACATCCCACATGCCCCTCACGGGTGCAAAAGGTGGCGCCAGCAAACCCAAGACCCCGGTCGAAGCACCCGACAGCCTGCAGTCCACCAACATCGCCAAGCTGCTGCTGGCAGTGGGCGAGGGCGAATTCGACGGCATCCCGACCGACCAGGACATCTACCTCGACAACACCCCGATCCGAGACGCCAATGGCGCGCTCAACTTTCCGGGCGTGAAGTGGGAGTGGCGCCCTGGTACACCGGAGCAGGACTACATCCAAGGCATTCCGGCCGTGGAAAACGAAACCTCCGTCGGGGTCGAGCTGCGCAGCGACACCCCCTTCACGCGTGCCTTGACCGATCTTCAGCTGTCGGCGGTGCGCGTCCGCATGGCCTGGCCGCGCCTGCTCAGCCAGGACAGCAACGGCAATACCAACGGCTACCGCATCGAGTACGCCATCGACATCGCTACCGACGGTGGCGCCTATGTCGAGGCGCACCGTGGCGCGGTCGACGGCAAGACCAACAACGGCTACCAGCGCTCGGTCCGGGTCAACCTGCCGGTCGCCAGCAGCGGTTGGACGATGCGCGTGCGTCGGCTGACGCCCAACGCCGACAAAGGCGCGATCGCCGACACCATGACGATCGCCGGCTACACCGAGATCATCGACCAGAAGCTGCGCTACCCCAACACCGCACTGCTCTACATCGAGTTCGATGCGCAGCAGTTCCAGAACATTCCGGCCGTCACCGTCGACTGCAAGGGGCGACGCTGGCCGGTGCCCAGCAATTACGACCCCGTGACCCGCCGTTATGACGGCGTCTGGGACGGCAGCTTCAAGCACGCCTGGACCAACAACCCGGCCTTCGTCACCTATGGCCTGTGCGTCGAGGACCGCTTCGGCCTTGGCAAGCGCATCAAGCCGTGGATGGTCGACAAGTGGGAGATGTACCGGATCGCCCAGTTCTGCGACCAGGCGGTGCCAGATGGCAAGGGCGGGGAAGAACCGCGCTTTCTGTGCGACATGAACCTGCAAGGCCGCGCCGAGGCCTGGACACTGTTGCGCGACCTGTCGGCCATCTACCGTGGCATGGTGTACTGGGCCCATGGCGCGCTGTTCATGCAGGCGGACATGCCACGGGCCCAGGACATCGACTACGTGTTTACCCGCGCCAACGTCATCGACGGCGATTTTGTCTACGGCGGTGCCGAGCGCAACACCCACTACAGTCGGGCACTGGTCAGCTACGACAACCCCGCCAACAACTACGACACCGATGTGATCCCGGTGACCGACCTGGCGCTGCAGCGTCGCTATCGCGACCGGCCGGTCGAGATTTCCGCCATCGGTTGCACCCGCGCTTCGGAAGCACAGCGTCGCGGCAAGTGGGCCCTGCTGAGCAACGACCAGGACCGCACCGTCACCTTCAAGACCGGCCTGGAAGGGCGCATCCCGTTGCCCGGCTTCGTCATCCCGGTGGCGGACGAACTGGTCGCCGGCCGGCCCAACGGCGGGCGTATCGCCGCCGCCGAGGGGCGCGTGGTGACCCTGGACCGCGACACGCCGATCAAGGCCGGTGATCGTCTGGTGGTCAACCTGCCCAACGGCACCGCCCAGGCACGCACCGTGGCTGCGGTCACCGGCCGTGCGGTGACCGTCACCACCGCCTACGCCGTGCAGCCCGAGCCACAGCTGCAGTGGGCGATCGATTACGACGACCTGGCCATCCAGCTGTTCCGGGTGCTCAAGACCACCCGCACCGAGGACGGCCACTACGCCATCACCGCCCTCGAGTTCAACCCGAGCAAGTTCGCCGCCATCGACAACGGCGCCAAGCTCGACGAGCGTCCGATCAGCGTGCTGCCCAGCGGCACCGTGCAACCCCCGGCGCAGCTCACGCTGTCGTCCAGCTACCGGATCGACCAAGGCATCGCGGTCAGCACCCTGACCCTCGAGTGGTCGGCCGTGGAAGGCGCTGCCGGCTACGACGTGGAATGGCGCAGGGACAACGGCAACTGGATCCGCCTGCCGCGTACCGGCATGACCTCGGTCGACGTGCCAGGCATCTACGCAGGCGCCTACCTGGCACGCGTGCGTGCGATCAGCGCGTTCGAGCTGGCCTCGTCCTGGACGCATTCGGCGCTGACCTCGCTCAAGGGCAAGGAAGGCGCGCCACCTGCCCTCACGCGCCTGACGACGGAGAGCCTGATCTTCGGGATTGGGTTGACGTGGGGCTTCCCGGCAGGGGCAGGGGACACCCAGCGCACCGAGCTGTGGTACAGCGAGGGGACGGACCTGGACAAGGCCACCAAGCTGGCTGACCTGGCGTATCCGCAGGACAGGCATACGCTGCAGGGCCTTCGCGCCGGGCAGCGGTTCTACTTCTGGGCGCGGTTGGTCGACAAGTCGGGGAATGTGGGGGTGTGGTTCCCGAGCGGCACCACGTTGGTGACCGGCGTGTCGAGTGCGGATGCTGGGCCGATCCTCGAGCAGATCCAGGGCCAGGTGACCGAGAGCGCCATAGGCCAGAAGCTCAACGAGCGGATCGACCTGGTCGACGGTACCGGCCCCGGGTCGGTGACCGAGCGCGTCACCACCGCCTCGAACGCCATCAAGGCCGACGTCAACAAGCAGCTCATCCAGGTCAACAGCACGATCGACGGCGTGCGTTCGAACTTGCAAGGCCAGATCACGGCCGTGGACGGTCGAGTGACCACCGCACGCGACGACCTGCAGAAGCAGATCAGCGAAGTCTCCTCGATTGCCGGGGCGCTGCCCTACAACAAGACCAAGACCTACGCCCTGGACCAGGCGGTGCTCGGCGCCAACGGCAAGCTGTACCAGGCCAAGAAGGCGGTACCGGTCAACATGGCGCCGCCGAACACCGACTACTGGGAAGACGTGGGCCAGTCCGTGCGCACCGCCAACGGTACAGCCAGTGCCGTCAGCAAGTTGCAGATGGATGTCACGACCCTGGGCGACACGGTCATGGCCACGTCGGGCAAGGTCGATGGCTTCCAGGCCAGCATCAACACTGCCAACAACAACGCCAGCGCTGCCCAGGGCGCCGCGCAGGCTGCGAACGACCTGGCCGGCGGCAAGGGCAAGGTCATCGTCCAGAACGCAGCGCCGGCAGGTGCGGATCGCCTCCCGCAAAACTTGTGGATCGACACGACCAGCGGGGCTAACACGCCCAAGCGCTGGAATGGCTCTGCCTGGGTTTCGGTCAGCGACAAGGTGGCCACCGATGCGGCCGCAGCAGCCCAAAGCGCCCTGAACCAAGTGGGCAGCAAGGCCGACGCCAGCGCGGTCAACTCGCTGAAGCTGACGGTCGAGCAGCAGGGCCGTGATCTGACGTCCCAGGGCAGCACCCTGAACGGCCTGCAGACCACGATCGATGGCAAGGCCAGCTCGCAAGCCCTGACCCAGCTGAGCAATCGGGTCAAGCTGACCGAGGACAAGGACGGCCAGCAGGACGACACCCTGAAGTCGCAGAGCGAGTCGCTGACCACGCTGAAGGACACCGTCAGCAAGAAGGCCGAGGCCTCGACCGTCACCCAGCTGGCCAACGACGTGAAGACGCAGGGCAACACCTTGTCGGCGCAGGGTTCGTCCCTGACCAGGATCGAGGCAGGACTGCCGCTTCTCGGCGGCGAGAACCTGCTGGCCAACAGTTCGTTCGAGGAGGAGGCCAGCGGCGGCAGGCCAAAGCACTGGAACATTACCGGCAGCGCAGCGCGTGCACTGGTGCCGTCGGCGCTCACAAGCAGCACCATTGCTGCGCGCATCTCTGGTACGCCAGCGGCCGGCGCTTACATCGAGATCGTCTCGAGTTCGGTCGATGGCAGACCCAACGTCAAGGTCACTGGAGGGTCGACTTACACGCTGACCGTCTACGCGCGGGGCAGCGGCCGGATGCGCATGTACCTCCAGTTCCTGGACGCCTCGACCGGCGTCTTGAGCGCGCCATCGACGGAAGAGGGCTTCGTGCTCTCCGATACCTTCGTCCGCTACACGCTGACCGGGACTGCGCCGGCAGCCGCAACGCAGGTCAACGTCTACGCCTGCCGAGTGTTCAACACCGGCGCTGCCGAGACGACTGTCTGGGCCGAGGTCGACAACGCCCAGATGCAGGAGGGCACCATCGCCACGGCCTACCAGCCATCTGTCGTCGCAGCTGGCGACACGGCGGCACAAGCGACCACAGCGCTGAGCGCGCGCGTGGAGAAGACCGAGCAGGGGCTGATCTCTGCCAGCCAGCAGACCACGCAACTCAGCAACAGCCTCAGCACCACCAATGGCAATGTGGATAAAGCGCAGAAGGCCGCCCAGGACGCCTACAGCCTGGCGGATGCCAAGGGCAAGGTGATCGTGCAGAACTCCGTGCCCTCAGCGATCAACCAGCAGATCCAGAACCTGTGGATCGACACGACAGGAGGTGGAAACACGCCGAAGCGTTGGAATGGCTCGGCCTGGGCAGCCGTAACCGACAAGGTTGCCACCGACGCGGCGGCAGCCGCGCAGAAGGCCCTGAACCAATTGGGCGACAAGGCTGACGCCAGTGCGCTGTCCAGTCTGGGCAGCACGGTTGAGCAGCAAGGCCGCGACCTGACCGCTGCTGGCCGGTCCGTCACTGAACTGACTGCATCCATCGGCAATGTCGGCAGCGAGAACCTGCTGTACAACCCATCGCTCGAGGCGCCTCATCCTAGCCGTGCGGGTCTGGCAGCTGGATGGGACCTGGGCAATGCTTTGGCAAACCTCGCGTACTCCCTGGTGGCTTCCACACTGGACCCAGCAGGCAACGCAATCCGCCTGGACCTCACCATCAACGGCGGGTCGAGCTACGTGGACCTGGCGCCCGACCGAGCCTACTGGCCGGCGGTACCGGGCGGACAGGTCATGGCCATGTCCGGGTACTTCCGCGCCACAGCTGGCATGATCGCGCAGCTGTACGTGCAGTGGTTCGATGCCGCTGGCGCGAACATCAGGACAGACGGGGCAGCGTCCACCGCGGCGAATGGGAACTGGCAACGTATCACTCTCGCAACCGCTGCATCGCCGATGGGCGCAGTCAAGGCACGCACCATCTGCCGTATCAGGGGGCCATTCAATGGCGATACGGTGTCCGGATTCTGCGAGTGGGACCGCATGCAGTTCGAAGTGGGCGACCGGGTATCAGGCTGGCGCGATAACGGGCAGGTGAATGCAGCACAGGCGGCCGCCAATGCCTCGGCGACCACTGCGCTGACTTCGCGGGTCACCAAGACCGAGGAGTCGCTAACCAGTCAGAGCGTGGATATCACGCAGCTCAAGAACACCCTGAGCTCTGGCAATTTCGTTGCCGGTAGAGCATGGGAGATGCTCAACGACAATCTGGGATGGTACGCCACGGCAGCTGAGGCCACGCTGACGCCGGGACCGCTCTTTTCAACGATGCGGGGCGGCAATAGCAACCTTCAGGTGAACATCAATCCTGCGAAGTTCTCCGGCGCAGAGAACCCCATCGTCAGGTTCCGCATGCGGCGTAGAAACACGACGCGTGTGGGTTGCCGCTTGTATTGGGCGAACGAGGATGGGGGGTTGGCCGAGACGCGCATGATGCCCTTTGACGTCGACGTGAGCAAAAGCGATTGGCAGGAGATCGAGATCGACCTGTCAGGCAATTCAGCCTGGGTGGGCAAGACCGGCATTTACGCGCTGCGCCTGGACATGACGACCACCAGCGACACTAAGGCTGAAGTCGACATTGCCTATGTCGCCGCTGGTCGCAAGTCTGTGGCGGCATCCTCCCAGGTTGTCGCGTTGCTCGGCTCTGTTGTTTCGCAGCAGGGTAGGGATATCGAAAGCACGGGCAGGCAGACCGTGGAGCTGCAAAACAGCCTGACCACTACCGACGGCAACGTGACGAAGGCACAGACGGCTGCTGATGCCGCCAGCAAACTCGCGGGCGGCAAGGGCAAGGTCATTGTCCAGAGTGGCGCACCCGGGGCAGATGATCGCCTGCCACAGAACCTGTGGATCGACATCACCGGCGGGGCCAACACCCCCAAGCGTTGGAATGGCTCGGCCTGGGCCGCCGTAACCGACAAGGTGGCTACCGATGCGGCGGCAGCGGCCCAGAATGCCCTGAATCAACTGGGCAGCAAGGCCGACGCCAAAGCGCTCACCGACCTCACGACGCGGGTCAAGGACACGGAGGACGGACTCTCCACCCAGGCCAGCCAGCTGACAGTGCTGGGCTCTTCAATTGGCAGTGCGCAGCCGTTTGTGGCCGGCGTTTCCTGGGAGTTCATCAACTCTGTACGCGGCTGGGTCGCGAATGCTGCTGACGGCAACATTACTTCGGGCCCAGCGTTTGCCACGATCAAAAAACCGACGAACCTCCAGGCGACCAACACGTTCGGGAAGATCGTCGGAGCCGAGAACCCTTACCTGCGCATCCGTCTTCGTCGTCGCAACACCACGCGAGATCGGGCCGCCATGTACTGGGCAAACGAGGACGGCGGGCTGGCGGAGAACCGTCGTATCGACTTCTCGATCAGCCTGTCCTCGACCGACTGGCAGGACATCGAAGTGGACCTGTCGAGCAATACGCAGTGGGTGGGCAAGACGGGTATCTACGCCATTCGGCTGGACATGACCGGAAGCGCCAACACGGCCTGTGAGATCGACGTTGCCTACATCGCGGTCGGCCGGCGCTCGGCAGCGGCTTCGGCCCAGGCAGTTTCTCTGCTCGAAACCGCGGTAACCCAGCAAGGAGGCGACCTGAAGCTTACTGCTGACAGCGTGACCAAGCTGACGGGCGAGCTGGGCAAGACAAACGGCAATGTCACCGAAGAAGCAAGGCTCAGGGTAGAGGGCGACAAAGCTCAGGCCTCCAAGACCGACAAGGTTCAGACCAACCTGGACACCACCAACGGAACCGTCAAGACCGTGTCCGACGCGGTGGTCAAGTTGGACGGCAAGGTGAACACCAGTTTCTCCGTACGCCTCCAGGCGTCGACGGGCGGAACTCACTATGCGGCCGGGTTCGGCATTGGCCTGGACAACAACGCCGGCACGTTCCAGTCGAGCTTCGTGGTGAAGGCGGATCGGTTCGTGGTGATGAACCCGGTGGGTGAGGGCCTGATCACGCCTTTTGCAATCCAGAACGGCCAGGTGTTCATCAACGACGCGCTGATCTCGAACCTGGCGGTGCAGCGTGCGGTTGTGGGCAGCACGATCGGATCGCAGGCGCTTACATCCTACGGCGCCCCTCGCATGACCCTGAACTTCAATGGAGGAGAAATCATCATCCAAAACAATGCCAGGTCAGGTCGTTATATCCACATGCGGGAGGACGGCATATTTATGGTCAGTGATGGCATCATCGCTATTGAGTTGAGTCTTTAATTATGGCGGGTCTGGTAATTAGGCGTCCCGACACGGGCGCCACACTCATAAGCCTTGCTACCAGAATCACGAGATTTATGGGGTCTTTTGAAATATCCGGGGCCGGTAGATGGGCGATCCCCCCTAGTGAGGGTGTATTTTGGTTTTATGCTCGCCATCCTGGTTATTACACTGATCGCGGGTATGGAACAAAGCTTATACTAGATGGGCAATCGTTGTATTGGGAGAATATGCCACCTAATACGATTATCCTTTGGGGGTACTACTAATGGCACGAGCCAGGATTAGGAATGGCAACAAGGTTCTGCTTATTGATGAGAGTTATGCCAACCTGGCTTTACGCGAGTATAAGGTGGTAACCACGGGGGCGGAAAATAATCAGTTTTTTTCAACTGTGGATGTAACCTTTAATAATGATCAAAGCGTACTCGCGATTAGATCCAGGAGCGATGTAGCCATATACAGCGTTAGATATACTCCTGGGTTCGTCACATATAGTATAATTGCAGTACGAGGTTATGCAACAATAGAATGTTGGAACTTTGATCTAGCTAAACATGGTGCCTACGGCAATCTTGATTGGCCAAAGTTAATTATTAGAAAGCCTGGCACTGGTGAAGTCGCATTTGATTCAAGAATGCGGTATATGAAAGTGATAAATTTTCAGTACACTAATAGTGAGAGCGATCAGGCGGCTGTGGATACTTCATATCCGGGTACACTGCCAGCAGTAGTAATCGCATCGCAGCCATGGATATTCAACTCGGAGCGAATTGGTATTCCCAACCCCCACAGTACAATAGTTTCTCAAGGATTGGGGTTTGTTAGAATGAATTCTACGACGGTTACGATAACTCCATTGGCGATATTTAACGACTTTGTAGACCAAAATGAAGGAAATGTTCACCCATCTACCGCAATGCCAGACGGTTACTGGATGACCCTAGACGTTTCTAATTTGCTGTAACCACCAACCAGGAAGTTTAAAAATGCCTTATATCGCAATCAACGCTACCAACAGCTACGACGCAGCCAACTCGACCCGCTACGCCACCCAGGAGGAAGCTGACGCCCGCGCTCGCGAGATCCTGAGTCAGTTCCCAAGGGCCCAAGTCTTCACCGCTCAGGTGCTCAAGGAGTACACGGTAAAGGTGTCGATCACGGCCAAGGAACCGGCCGAGCCCAAGCCGGAAGCCGAGCCGGAAGCTGACACCGCCGCCTGACGGCCCGCTGCACCCACCAAGCCC